TGCGTTTCCAGCCGCAGCAGCTACGTTAGATAAAAGAGCTGTTTCCATATCTCTTTTTAATTCTTTCGCAGATTTTGCTACTTGGTAAGCTAACTCATTGTTTCTTCCAGCAGATGTTACAGCGTCATTTGTTGCAGACACTTGCACAGCTTTTGTAGAAATCTGAGTGTGGTTTGTTAGTTTAGTTGTTGCTGATAATGTTGGGTAAGTGATTGTAGCACCTTCTACCGCAGCATTTGCAGCTACATCAGCCAAAGCATCTGTTTGCCATTGGTGTGATGTATTTGTTGCTTTTGTTTTAGCAACACCAGACATAAACGGAGTTTCTGTTGGACTTATTGAGTAAATAATGTCCGCTAGATCCTCTCTTATGCCGACTGTTTGGTATGTTTGAAATACAGCCATTGTTTTCTCCTCTTAGGTTAGTTGTTTACAAATAACGCATTAAGAGATCAGTTGCGTCTTTAGGACTTCCTGTTTTCTTAAGCATTTTAATTCGTTCCAACCTAGATTGTTGATTCTGTTCTTCCTTAGTTGACTTAACACCGGACTTAACAAATTTTGATGGCTTAACTTTCTTGCTAACTAAAGTTGGTTTCAACTTTTTGTTATCATTGTATTTCATGCCGTCAACGATGACATCAAACATTCTTGAATCATAAACTGAGTTTACGTCTTTATCATTAAAGCCTTTACTCAATAAATAATTAACCATATTTGATTTAAGAGAATTACCTTTTACAGGATCTTGCAATTCAGGGTACTTCAACGCAACCTTCTTTTGCTCTTCTCTTAGAACCTCTTGAAACTGTGCTTGTTGATGATCTCTAAGTTTCTTTTGAGCTTGAGAAATAGTTTCTCTCCTTCTTCTTAACTTACGATCAATCTTCGCAGCTTCAGTTGGATCTTCATCCCAAAGTCTATCTAGTTCTTTGGAATTAACATCGCTGTTAATCTCTGCGTTTAACGTCAACACAAGGGAGTTCAAATCCTCCATCTTAGTTGAATACGTTTTAGCTAGACGTTCTTTTTCAGAATTAATTTCTCTTCTTTCAAGAGCTATCTCTTCTGTTTTTCGTCTATAGTCGGCATCCTTCTGATAACCTGCTTTTAATTCTTCAAGGTCAACGTCAATCTTTTCACCATTAACAATAACTTGGTGTAGATTGGTTTCTTGTTCGTTACTAGCATTTTCTTCTGATGCTTCTTCTTGAACTGGAGCTTCCTCTTGAGGTTGAGCTTCAGGTTGTTGTTGAACTTCTTGATTATCTTCAGCTTTCGCCTTTGGTTCTTTCTGTTCAACTGGTGCTTCTTCTTTTTGAGGTTTAGAAATTACTCCTTTTGAGTCTAATAAACCTTCAATATGTTTAGCTGCACCTTGTACTGAATCTTTATTCAGTAATGGGTTTGTTTCTGACATATTGTCGTTCTCCTATGTTAAGCTGTCGTTTGACTTGGCTTATTTTAACCTGGATTGGTTAAAATTTTTTTTCTTGGCTTTGTTTTCGGAAAACTTCTAATTGTTTTTCTGCAAGTTTTCCTGTTTCAAGAATACTTTTTAAATGTTGCTCTACTTTTCCTACAACATTATAAGCGATCCAAAGTTTCTCCCTTGTTTCGCCCTCTTTTGCACCTGTTTTTTCTAAAAGTGCTTCTGAGTAAATTTTTTTAAGAGTATCAACAGACTCTTTAAAAAGTTCACTCTCCAATATTTGTTTTGCCTGGTTGGATCGGCTGATTTCTGCTGACCTCCTGGCTTGGTCTTTGGTTTCCATTTAAATTTTGTACCTGTTGGCTGAACATATTAGCAGATTTTTGTGCTTGTTCAAGAATTTTGCTATTACCAGCCATAATCATCTTATCTAAATCAGCATCAGCTTTTAATTTTGCCGTATCTAGCTGTGTATTATATTTCAATGCCATTTCTTTTATCTTGGCTTCAAACTCTAAAGCCATTTCTTGAGATTTTTGTTGTAACTCTTGATACTGAAGCTCAAGATCAGCAATTTTTCTCTTATTCTCAGAATCAATCCTAGTAAATTCTATTTTTTCTATTGGTGTTAAAGGTGGAGGACTAGGTGGTGGCATCATTTGTTTACCTAAATCAGGATCAACAAAGTAACTTTCAACATTTTTAAGACCTGCGTTCTCAATAATTTTAGATAATGTGTTATACATATTTTTCAATGTGACCATCGGCATCTCTTTTCCGCCTTGTAATGAGAATGCTTGTATTTGTCTTTCTAAAATATTGTTAAGAAGTAAAATTTGCTGCTCTTTTGAACCTGTGCCTAGACCAACAACAATATTAATATTAAATTTATCTTTCCACTCAGTAGGTTTTACCGGTACATACTGATTATTTAGCATTACAATTCTTTCTTTGTCTTGATACTTGACCATTAATTCAAAAATTTTTCTAAATAAATCTTTCACACCTGTTTCAGCAAAGATTCTAGCAATCAATTCTGATCGCATTTGCGTTTGTGTCATTAAAGCATTAACACCAGTTGCGGTCTTTGCAGATAATGTGTCTGGGTCTAAACCTTGAACTTGTTTTGATATACCTGTTCTAACTTCTCTTACTGAATCTAAGTAAGATAATAATGGAAAGGCTTGTTGTGAAATCGGTTGAGCTTGTAATGGCTGCATCACTTGACTTGGTGGTTGTTTAGTTCTGACAACTCCGCCAGGTCTTGTTGTTAATAAGTCATCCATATTAACCATACCATCCATAATCGCCACTCTGTTATTATTTGTTAAATACATATTGTCTAATAACTGACGCATAACAGTTGATTTCATTAATTGAATATCCTCAACTAATTCAGAAATGGATCTACCAAAAAATCTATGTGGCATTGGAATAGGTGTGATGGTTACGAAAGGAACACTATCGCAAGGCATATTTTCTAATACAGCATATCCATCATCACCTGCTGAAATAATTTTTCTAAGTTCTGCTATACCATCGCCATCGGCATCGTATTTGACATAGCTTTCGTAAACTAAAACTTTTTCTGTAGATTTATCGGCTGGTGTATCTACTGGATATTCGTCTATGTTTCTTTGTCTAACAATCTCTTCGTTATTATAAATATCTACACTTGATGTTGGAAGCTGCATAACTTCTTCTTCGTCAAAACCCATTTCAATAATCTCTGATCTTGTCATCAACACTTTGTGCGAAACGAACTCAGCATCGTCAATGGATTTTGCTGTTCGGTCTATTAAAAATTCTTCAGGTGGAATAGACTCAATTTTAATTTTACCTTGTTTTTTTATTCTTTTAATTTTGCAATTATATAAATTAAAATTAGGTTTTTGAATTTGGCTTGTATCTAAGCCTTGAGCTTCTAAAGCCTCTATCTGTTTATCAAAAGCCTCTTTAGCTTTCTCATCTTCAAACACTTCTTCTTCAACTTCTTCAATCTCATCTTGAGTATCGTTAAGTGCATCTTTCTCTGCTTGAGTTAAATTTTTATAAGTTTCATGCTCTACTGTTTCAGACTCATCGTAATAAACTTTTAAGAAACCATTTTTTTCAATGAGAGCATCTTTGAAAAAATTATATAATAATTGAAAACCATTATTGTCTTTGTAAAAAACATGATTGATGTAAGCTGTCGCTTGGTCTGCCAAAGGTACATCCTCAGCCGTAACTGGATCGCATCTTACCACTTTGTCGGATGCTGTAAAAATTCTAAGTAAGTTTGGTAATACACTTTCTACTGTGTCGGCAACATCTGTTGAAACTACTTGTGATCTGCCGTCTATCTCTGTGCCTAGTTTATCTCCTAGATAATACTCAACAGATTTTTTTCTTGATTGAGATAGCTGACCTCCTAAGTAACCTAAAGCATTTCTAATTTGATTGCTTAGAATGCTTCTAAGTTTTGGGTCTGCGATTTCTATGATTTTTTTTGCCATATTAAATTATATAATTGGTATTCACTCTTATTGGCTTTTGCCAATCCGATCTTTCTAAAGGTTCTACGATAGCACCATATCTGAAACTGTCGCAAAAGTGTGAAGCCCAGTTGTGTAGCGGTCTGTTACGAAAACAGTTATTTTTTTCATCCCATCGCTTACAATAGCTTTTTAATGCTTCTATCAGCTTTTTGCAATTACTTTTATGAAAATAACACTTAGGCAGCAACCGCCTTGTTTGCTCTATGCCATCCTCAACACTCAGTTTTGGAGCTATATCAAACTCTAATCCCATCTCTCTTGCCGTTTCCCACCTTGATTTATTAGTGCCTATTTCTCTAACTCTTATATCATGGGGTGCGATATGTTTAGAATAATTATAAGGTTTATCGTCTAAGATGTTCATATAATGCTCTAAGCCCTCACTAGAATTTTCATAACAATCCACAATCCTTACCTCATCGCCTCTTCGCTGTGCGAAAATAATTACTGTGCTATCGTTCATTCCTAGATCCCACCATGTTTCTGTTTCTAAATCCTCATCAATTTCAAAGTCTTTGATTCTACCCTCTTTGTCTAAATCCTCCATAATTTTTCCATAATAAGATCCTGATATTCCTGCTTGGAAAGAACACTCAAATTCTTGCTCATAGGCATCTGGCGACATAGTTTCTTTAGCAGCTA